CCGCCCATTAGAGATATCGCGAGCGCGAGCAACACCGACTTCAGTGCCGCCTCTACCGTGTTCTTTCCGCCATTCGAGACCACGTTTAGCCTCCGCTATCATTGCATCCGTGGGAGTCGTATCGATGTCGCGGCCCTTATACTTCGCCATCGTCATCTCCGATTATTTCTGCGTCTACTTGAGCTTTTTCCGAACCATAAGGCTCTAATGCAAACTGTACGCCAAACTGCTCTGCTAGGGCTTTATCACGCTGTATCTGAGCGAATAGGTCTTCAACATCCTTCCCATACTGCGAAGCAACATCTTGTATTGATAGGACGCCATTCTTCATGCCAAGAATCGCAGCATTCATCTCTTTGAGTGGGTCAACCCAACTCCATGCACGTCCTGAGAATGTTGAGGCCGTCAAGAATCGCTCGTATTGATTAGCACCGATATTGAATGACCGCATCTCCATTGCTGCATCCAACCAAGCCTCATAGACCTTAGATATGAAATGGTCAATCATGAACTGCTGGATATCGCGATAGAAATCACGCTCTTCTAATGCGCCTTGCCGTATAGAGCTATAGGAGGTCGCCTCAAGGTCGTTAGAGAGTGAGGTGTAGGATACGCCTAACCCACTCGCAATGCCCTTCAGAACGGACCTGTGGAAGTCGTCGAACTCGTTACTAGGGAAGGTGGGCTCAAAGCTCTCGAGCGTAACTCCCGTAGGCAGCTGATGGAATGTCCCTGGTTCGGCATCCATGATGGGCGTCTTGTTGTCCATTTCATCAGGGACAAAGCCATCACCCGAAGGCGAGGTGAAGAAGCCCATTTTTGAAGCGCCGATACGCGCATTGATGACTGCCGCCTCGCGGAATCCACCCAACTGCTTCAATGCCGGCATGACAGGAGATAGCCACGGCTCACCGCGGGTTTGTCCTGCCCTCAAAGGCATGAAGATATGAATGACTTGGTCGGCCGGTATGCGAACGTGCTTACTCTTGCCGGTCATCATCGCGTAATCGTAATCGCCGGGATGATACGTCAGCTTGTGATAAGCCACGGGACGCTTGTTCTCATCTAACTCGACACCCATGCGGATTTCATTGCCGCCGGGTAGCTTCTCGTTTTTCTGCTCATCAATCTCATCAGGCTCAATAAACTGCAGAGCAAATGAATCGTGATAATCACGACCACGATGCTTTATGATGAACACTTCTCCATCTCTCGCGAGACTCTCAATGCACAACTTCTGTGCGTCTACCCAAGATAACCGACCGTCAACCGTACAGTTGCCAGTTCGACCCCACAAAGCAAATGCTCTTTCTACAGCTTGATTGCCAGGAAGGTCTAAGAGGCCATCTCCCCCAGTAGCTTTAACTTGCAATTGGAATCCGCGAGCACCGACAGCGTTGGTCTTCATCAGATTCATGTAACGCTTTGCATAGTCGTTGTTTCTACACAAATCACGCGAGCGATTGCGTAGCGTTTTGATGACAGGACGCAGTTCACTATCAGCAGAGCGCTGAGAGTCAAAGAAATCTGCTAGTAATCGATTTTGACCTGCGCCAGCGTAAGTACGCTTTACGAAACGAGGCTTCTGTTCTTTCTTCTTGCGTCCAAAGTCAAAAATGCCCATTAGAAACGTACCTTTATCGTTGAGCCATTACTTTTGCCACGCTTCAATAGAGCTTCGTTCTCATGTTTGACTACTTCTTTCCTGTAGTAATCACGAGCTTCCATCAACTCCGTAAAACTCATCTTTGTGAGTGAGCGACCGGCAATAGAATAGTTAGAAACATCTGAATCAGCCTTGCCAGAAAGCAGTGACTCAATCTTCGTCACCATTATCTCAGCGTGTACTCGAGGGTCGGCCTGATTGTTATCCATGTCAGGGATAGCTTCAAAGTCGCCAATATCAACAACTATCCGATTCCCAGAACTAGTTTGTGTGATTTCAAGCTGCCAATGATACTTTCCCACCGCAAAGTCGGCGCTAGTATCAGAGTCCGCAGTAAACAAGTAGTAACTGTCAGTCGAGCCAGCAGCCTGAGCTATCTTGATTTCGTTTGCGCCGCCGCCAGTGATACGAGCGACGTATTCCGCTGTATAACCACTTGATGTAGGATAGTCACCGGCAATATCAGAGCGCTTCCATTGGATGAAGTCGCCTACGACGATTTCTTCTGGTTCTCCCTCAGGAGCATTTGCAACGTCAAAGAGATTTGCCATAAAAATCCTCTATCGCCAAGAGTTCACGAATCCTCTTCCTGTTTTAGGCACGAAGGGCTGTTTTGCTTGGCGGGTTGGTTCCTTCTCGCGGGTATCATCTGTTGAATTATCCTTTATTTTTGTCCTATCTGCTAGCGCATTGACATCCACGTTAAGTATGGCTAAAGCGGCTATCGCATACACGAAACAATCAAGCGCTTCGTTACGCGCTCTTATCTTCTGAAATACCCGTTTCTTATACCCTCTATGGAACCGGGTGACGACCTTTTCAGCCGTTAATTGCTTGAAATACTCGTCGTCTAGGTTGTTAGGGAAGTGAATATAGCCCGGTCCAGGCTCTTCTATACGCATTCGAGCGAATAAAAGGTCTTTTGTGGTGTCTACGCCGACTGGAAATAGGTTGCAACGGCCGATATTGTTCTTGGAAGGGCGTCCAACAATGGGTTTACCCTCTCCGCCGACCCCTTTTATAGCGAAAACGGCTTGTCCAGCGTTTTTTTTAGCGTATTGATACACAGAGTTCGTAAAATGGCCTCCAGAGTCGATTGCAGTGGCCCTAACTACCATTTCTCGACCGTCATACGTCTCATAACGCTTAAAAATGACCGAATCTAGCTGTTGCCACAGTTGTGGAGTGCTTGGGTCGCCATAAAGCACCTCATGACCGATAACATACGACTCAAAATCGCGACACCAGCCCACAATCGTCACTTCTAGTCGATTATCCTGCACGTCGCAGCCCGCAGTGAGCATAATGACCTCTTCGGGCACCAAATCGGCGTATTCTTCGCGTCTATCCGACAATGAGAGGTCATCAATCGTCTCGCCTTGGTCCTCAAAAGTCTCTCCAAGGTATGTATTCGTCCATACACGAAGCTGTTCTGGGTTCTTGCGAACGGACAAGAAGTCCCTAACGCCGTCCGAAAGTGGCGTCCACGGACTATACAGACCGTTTATAGCGAAGCCGGCAACGCCATTAAAGGGCTTGTCAGCCACCCATTGGCCGTTCCTAATAGCCCATCGGCGTTCAGCATCACTCCACAAAGAACCACAATGAGAGCAAGCGTAAGCCGCCGTCTCTGGGTCGCCGTCATTCCACTGTACATTTGCCCACCTCAATGGTTGATAAGTCTCACAATGTTTACACGGAACGTGATAGTGACGCTGGTCCGACTGCTCAAACGCATCCTCGATACGACTAGCACCCTTATTGGTCGGAGTGGACACCATTACTATTTTCCTATTCCAGAATGTAGCAGCCCTTTTGCGTGCTAGCTGTATTGGGTCACCCTCAGAGCCCGCAGAAGTGGGATATCTGTCACATTCGTCACAAAGTACTAGTCTTATCGGTCTTGAGGCGAGAGATGCAGCGGAATTTGCCCCGGTTAACGTTAAAGCGCCTCCGGGAAATATCTTATGTAGAGTTGTATTACCCGAATCTCTTGAGCGCGGGTCACGAACTTTATCTCTCAAGCTAGGCGTGGAACGAATTAGGCCGTTAGCCACACGGTCCTTGGAGAAGGACTGTGCCATCTCCACCGTAGGCTGTAGTACAAGAATAGGACTAGGGTCATTTTCGATGTGATAGCCAATAATGTTGAGGATAGCTTCCGACTTGCCCAACTGAGCGCCGGCCATAACAACTACTTCGCGTATCTCAGGGTCTGAACACGCATCCATAATCCCTCGCTGATATTCCGCACGAGACGTATGCCAACGACCAGGTTCACTACTTGTTTGCGAGTCCAGCCGTCTTTTTTGGTCTGCCCACTCGCTTACGCTTAGGCGCGGCGGCGGCTTCAGCGCCTGAATCGGCCTCTTCAGGTGCTCCACTAAGAGTTGCTGTTGTTGGGTCAATTTTTGGGTCATAGTTTGATAATTCTTCTAACGCCTCGTTAATTAAGTCCTCCAGTATTTTCTGGCAAGACCCCGCCTCCGGCTCCGCTGACACAACTGGCGCAGCTTTCGTTGGGATGGACAGCAATTTCCCCTTTAGCGCCGCTAAAACATCATCCCATGCCTTAACGACATCTTCCGCGATCACCAATTCACCGCGAACCTTAGCTAATTCAAGCTCTGCTATCTCAGCTTCAGCGTTTACCTTCCTTGTTCTTGCCTCATCATATGACGAACCAAGCCTCACCCCACCAGTGCTCATGTACGGCCCTCCTGGCGCGAGTATACATGACCATGCCGCGATTCATAATTATGTTGAAAATCGCTCAGAGAGCCTCTGAGGGTCTCAGGTGATTTAGTTTACGAAAATTCTGTCTCTACGGGAGATCGACGGCCATGCAGCACCA